CAGGTATTTCAGAATGTTCCACATCCAATATGTTAGAGTCAGGATGAGCCCAATCGATAGTGAATAAATAATGTCCGTGATAAAATTTTTTATCAAGCCCCAAATATTTCCCACGCTTACCCTCTAAAAAACTAAAATGAGTAACACTAGGATAATAACTAAGACTATTCCACAGCTCCAATTCGTGGACTTGCATATCAGGCACTTTAGCTCTGTCATACTTTTTTTGGAAAAACGCTGAAATAGGCAATCTCCAAAAGCACGCACCGTTTGATAACATAATGTTAAATAGGATAGCACGACCTGGAATACTGCTAATACCGAAGATAACGCAGTCACTACTTTCTCCTTGATGTTTTTTAAGATCATAAAGATACTCCTTTTTTAATTTACAGTATATAGGTGGAACATTTGCATTTAAATAAGACATCTAACATTTCCATCTACGTCTAGCTTGTCTTAATCTTGAATTAGGATCTCTTGCAGCTTTTGGAAACATCTTCATTTGTCCTGCTGATCTAGCGCAAAAAGATTTTCTTCTTTTGGCTGCTTTACTTCCTTTTTTAACTTTGCCTGTGACAGCTGTTTTTAATTTTGAACCAGGGTTCATTCTTCTGTATGCACGGACCCCTGCTGCCGTCATACCTGCTCCAGATTTTGTAGGTCTGAAATTTTTCTTGTTACGCGTAGGCATACCACCTTTTGCGTATCCATCGATCTCTATACCTAAGTCAGCATAGTAATCCATATTTTATTTTTAGACAGTTAATCCTGGTGCAGAGTATTTATCTGTCAATAATGTGTAAGCAGTAATATTTGTTTTTGTTTTACAAAAAATTCCTTTTGGGAAAACAATTCCGTCTTCTGGAAATGAAAAACTAATAACATCTCCTGATGGTACATCTCCAATAAATAAAGTTGTTCCAGAATTAGAAGTTGTAGTTAATTCTAATTTTCCAGCTCCAACACCATCAGATGCAATAATAATACCTCGTAAACGAATTGGTTGTTCGATGATCGCGGTTGGGCCTGCGACTGCTTCCGATCTAGTTGCCTGAATATCACTTTTAAAACTCATATTATCTCCATTATAAAGGTAAAGTATAGGGGCGTAAATACTACGCCCCTATATTAAATTGATTACGCTCCTGGCGAACCAAAGATTCCTCTAGGGTCAGACCAACCGAAGCTGTATCTTTCTCTAGCTTTAAATCTTACGTTTCCAGTGTCGAAATCACCTTCAATCGCTGTTTTAATTGGCGATCTTACAAAGTGTTTCAAACCATTAGGCGCATCAGTCAAGATGAAGAATGCATCCGTGTCAGTTAAGAAGTGGTTAACTCTATAACCTTCAGGAATCATTCCCATATTCATCATTGCGTTGATGTCGTTTTTAGCAAACGCTGATGAACCACCTGGTGTTGTAGATAAAGGTGATCTCATGATTCTCTCAGCAGTAAATTGTAATTCTTTTGGAATAATCAATTTTCTACCTTGTAGAGCGATCTTTAATCCTCTTTCGTCTACGAACGCTGCGATGTCGATTAGCGATTGTTCTAACGATGTTTCTGACAAATCAGAAGCAGTAGATAATTCATTTCTGAATGTTCCACCGGTTGCTAGTGGGTGATCAGTAGTCATAAGTGCTTTACCGTCACCACCATTGTATGAACCACCGGAATCAAAACCGTTGTTCAAAATGTTAGCTGCTGTGATTTGTTTAGATTGCGCCATTGATCTAGCAAGAGCTCTTGTGTATCTGCCCGCTAACCTGTCGTATAAGTTATCTTCAATTGCCTCTTCTGTGATAGCAAATGCTAACGCCACAGTATTGTGAGTGTATCTTGAAGTATATACTTCAGAAGCTTGGTCAAATGTGACCATAGCACCTTCAGCTTTTGTTGCTGCTGTGCCAAAGCCGGATAACATAACTTCTTCTTCAAACGCTCTGTCTGAAGCTTCAGCCATGAAGATCTCTGCATGCTCGTTGTCGTATCTGTTGTATTCCAGGCCGAATAGTGCATTCAAACCTGGCTCTAGTTCTTTAACTAGTTGTGATCGTGATATAGCCATAATTTATTCTCCTATTCCTATATGCCTGTGCCTTGACTGTAGAAGTGATTGTTAATTCTAACTAACACGTCTACATTCGCGCTTCCAGCAGTCTCATTTTGCGTATCTTGCGAAATGTCAATTGCTTGAAGAACAGTACCACTTGTTGTTAAACCAGATACACTAAAGTCCAATTGAACTTTAGAAATACCTGATAAAGTGTTTCCTGTTGCGTTTGTTATTGCGAAGTTTTTAAAGATGTCTGCTACTGCAAACGCCCCATCAGAGTCGATTGAGTAAACTACATCTGGATCATCGATAATAGTAGCGACAATGTCACTAGCATTAACAGTTCCAGGATAATAGTTTTTCCAAGTCGGCTTCTGAGTAGTAGGGTCTGTGTAGAATACTCCGTTAAAAACGCCCACTACAAGATCAGAAGTATTTGCGACTGCTCTTTCGATTCCACCACCTGTTACAGGTTTTACCAAGTCACCTTGATAAATTGGCGTACCGTAGTTCGCTGCAATTCTATATCTGTTTTGTGCGTTAATAAATGGAGAGCCATCTAACTTTCTTACTGGTCTTAGACCATATTTTTCAGCTACATTAGCCATATTGTTTTTCTCCTATATATTTTTATTAACTTACTTCGGTGTGAATTTTACCAAATCATTAGGATTTGTTTCCACCACCAAAAGTTACGCGAGATTGTCTACTAATATTAATAGGCATCTCCGGTCGTTGTTCCTTCATGACATCGTTGTCCACCGCGTCTACTCTATCTTGAGTAATTCTTTTAAAATACTCAGCACGGCTTTTAACAATCTCTTCAGGTATCCTTCCCAACACAAGGCCAGCAACCCCGATCAAACCTGCGTAAGTTCCCTGAGCTATGACTGGATAAGAGTGATCACCTAATTGATTTTTAATCTCTTCGGCTCTCACAAATTCCCAACCTTCTCTCATTCTTTTAGATACGTTTGCCGTATCCTGAAAACCCATACTCTCGGTTCTTATCCATCTATGGACATAACCGTCTGGCGCAGGTGGTGCATCCAGAGATGATGGTGGCGTCCAAGGTTTATTTCTAACCTCTTTTACTTCATTTGACGCGCGTGAAGTTCTTTTTATATTATCGCTCATACTTATTGTACCTCCTTCACGTATTTAGCGTATTCTTCTAGTGGCACCCCTAATTTTTTGGCAATAGCCACCTGTGATTTGGTGAGTCTCACAGATCTACGTCCCTGCTGACTTCTGCCAGCACTAGCAACTTTTTGGACGGGTCTTCGTTGCTCAGATTGAAAACGGTGAGGGAAATTTTCCTTCATACGTTTATCAATTCCATTATAATACTCTTCACTCTCTACATCAACTCCCATGCCCACTAGATCTTCGTGCACAATCATTGCTGCGTTTGTCATGATTTTATCATTGCCAAACCAAGTGTTTTTAGAAGCCCAATCTTGAGCTTTTTTACTTGGCTCAGTTGGTACTACATCTTGTTGAGTATATTTTGGCTCTTCTTTAACGCTATTTTTCTGTTCTTCTAGCTGTTTAAGTCTAGCTTCTCTATCAGCCATCTTAATTCTAGCTTTTTCTTTTTCTACAGATAATCTAGTTAACTCATCGTTAGCTTCCATAATCTTTTCAGCATCATTATTTTCAATAGCTTCTTTGAGTTTTCTTTTTACCTGTTCTCTTTGAGAATCAACTCTAGCGTCAAATTCTTTCAGATATTTTTCATCTGCAGAATCATATTTAGTTACAGAATCGTCATACTTTTTCTGTAAACCTTTTGCAAAATCCAGAGCAGCTTTTTCTCTTCTTTCAGATTCTCTGTATCTTCTTGTTAGTTTGTCTATTCTCTTCCTTACAGATTCAGATACCTTAGTTAAATCATCTGGATCTTCTGTAGGTTGTATTTCTTGTTTAGGTTCTTCGATTTCTTCAACAACAACTTCTTCTTTTGGTTGCTCCTTGTCGTGATCTGTATAACCTAAATCTACTTCACCAACATTTAAGTTGGCTTCTTTAGATT